GGTTAATATAGGTGTATGGAAATCAGTGACGAGGCAGCCAATTGCTTTGTTGTAGGCTGCTTGTGCCCTCGTCACTTCCTTGTTGGATGATAGATGAATCTTTGAGAGCCATCGTCTGGGATCCCAGTAAGAACATGGTGTTGTTAGTGGGTCGACAAACAGGCGGCCGAGGTACGGGAGTTGTGCGTTCTTGGGCACTGTAGCCAGTTCGATAGTCAAACCTAGCTCTCGCGACACCTGGGCGATAGACTCTTTAAGCCCATGAATGTTGCGATTGACTCCATCATCGCCACAGTACAGGCCTAAATTTTCCCAAGCTGTTTCAATCCGATAGTTCCTACTTCGGAGTGCAGCATAGCATACAAACGCGTTGATCAATGTATTTGCGTCAGTAGTGATTGGTGATCCTGATCTAGTACCCCAACCAGGTTCATATCTGAGACCTGTCGAGGTATGAGCTTTATCTTTAAAGACCAAACGATAATATTTTGTTATCTCAGCGTGATGTTGAAAATAGCGGAGATAACACGTTCTAGCAATTTTCTGTTGCAAGAATTTACTGATGGACCCGTCAAACCGTGAGTAATCTGAGACTATCGCGCCGTTGCTAGCTATTTGCTGCAACTTGGCTACTGTCTCCTCAGGGTTGAGACACGGACCGTACCATGGCACTGTTTTCAACACGTTCTGTTTAAAACTATACGTGAAGGTGCTCATCATGACGGTTAGCGTGGTGTCACACGTTGTTATGTTACGTGGGTCGGTCAGCTTATCGTAAGCCTCGGTTTTGATAAAGGCTCGTAAGTTGTTTGTTGTTAGACCTGGAGTTAGGACAGGGCGGGCGAGCTCAGTGCGCGCGCGCTGTGACGGACGACACTGGAGTTCTTCTACCTCCTCCACTGAAAGAGGGAATCCAGTTGCGCATATGTTATCCGGCACCACCAATTTTACAAATTCGGCAGCATAATTTTCAATTTTACGTACCGGCCACACTAAATTTTGTGGCTTTATAAC